TTACTTTTGTGGTGTGGCTAGGCTGCCACTATTGGATGTGCTATTTCGTATTGTTGTTGAGGTAGGTGTTGATGACTAAAACGTTCATAATAATCAGTCCAATCTCGATGGAGTGGTATGTCTATATCAATTGGTAATAAGTCATTTTTATTATTCAGATACTTCTCTATACGCAACTGATCTTCTACTTGTAGATGATAGAGTTTCTCAACTAACATACGTGTGTTCATTCCGGGTTCTTCATGAGGGATGCCATGTTTAAAATAATAATTATAGCTCTCAATTAGCATTTCTCTCTCATATTCATTTGTACCATCCGGTATTACTGTCTGGGTAGTGCCTGACACTCTAATGCCATATCTTGCTAAGGCTACTAACACAGGACAACCTGGGTATTGGTACGCTAAACTCAAACTTTTACTAAATAATAACTTGTTTAGTTTAGTCTGTTTTGAGTAAGCATATTTTTCGCTCGTCCAACCAAAACCAACCAGCTCTGCAAGAGGGTCAGTTATTATTTGTTGGTCTATAGGATCGGCTAAAATTCCACAGAATGATGCATGGCAGAGTTCTTTATGGGTTTCCATTTTAATCGTGAATCCTAATTCAGCATAGAACTCTTTGGTGGGTATTTGTCCGTAGAATGAGAATAGGCCGTCATCGCCTTCAATTTTTCCTTTATAACTTGTACATTTGTGCTCTTCCATTGCAAACAAAAACAACATCAGATTCGTAAATCCGTTGCCTAAGGATGTGCACATTTCTCCAGACATGCGTGTAGCATCTACTTCCACCGTCAGCCATTTATAGCTGCATTTATTTCGTCCTCCTAATACTTTCTTCACTATATTTATCCAGTCGTGATCTGGCAAATTCTGACTCATGTACTCGTACAGTTGAAACTCGCACGCTTCCATTATTATCTTTATAAAATGCGCTTCGAAAGATGTATAGTCCGTAGACACATAATTCGCACCTGTTTGTGTTAATTCTTCTATAATTAATTTCATGCGCTTATTGATAGGAACTTTCTTTATAAAATAATCTAACTGAAACAATTGTTTCTCTATCAATTTAAAGATGGGTCCAACCCTGCACTTAAATTCATCACGTCGTGAATTTATGCCTCGGGCGTGTTTGTATTGAGTGTACGTTTCATCCTTCATGAATCCTTTAACGTCACAGTATTTGGTAGGTTTACCCTCAGAATTGAGGAATGTTTGATCGCATTTTTCCCATGTATCTAATAATTGCTTCTTCCGCCATAATGGATATGATGTATTATTCAGCCATTCTTGTATGGTGCAATCGGAGGAAGTGTCCAATGGTGTCATATTTTCTTTTAGCCAGCGCGCCACAAATTTTTTAAATTTTTGAAGTTTTATTACGTTTATTGGTGGGGTCTTACAAGCAAATCTTTTTTTCACTCCCTCTTCCATAGTCTCAGGATGTCCTGGGTCGGGATGTGGTAAAGATGCCCCTTCAACGTGAGGTCCTAGCGAAACCAGGACGGGACGGCGCTGCTGACGGTCCGGATTACCCCCCGGGCGTACGTTGAGGCTTGTTCCTCCCTTAAGTTCAGTATTCCTAGGGAGATTAACCTCA